TACCCGAACATTTTCAAAATTTACAAAATCAAGTGAAGGTTAGGCAAGTGGATTTGGGAATCGAGAGGGGGTCAAACTAAAATGACCCCTATATGGGGGTTAAGTCAAGATGATTGTCTTACAAGCCTCGATGACTCGCTTCATCACTCGCTCTCTGACCTTCGCCTCTTCATGGGCTATCCATTGAGGTGGTTGCGAAGGGCAATCGATGTAGGCAGCGGCTCGGAACTCGTCGCCCGTGGCATAGACATACGCATGGCACTTGGTCTTCTTGGTATTGTACCCCAAGTCCCACATGTATATTCTATCCTTCACAACTTTCTTTCCCATCGCTTGTGCAAGCTGTTCAAGTGTTATCATTGTTGTCTTCTTTATAATTTGGATCGTTTCGTTGAAGGAATCCGATGCGCTTCTTCTGCTTGCGCTCCTTGACTGCCTCCTTTGTATGACTGCCGGCCTGTTGGTGAATTTCCACATGGTGACGGACACACAGGGCCATAAGATTGTTTGGATTGAAACACACGCGCTTCATCGCCGCCTCGCCCTGGTCAATCACCGACTCCACCGGCACGATGTGATGAATGTCCACCGCCAACGCGTCGATGCCTCGCCATCCCTCGCGGTAGCATATCTCGCAGTAGCCTTCCGTTTGTCGGAGCTTCCACGCCCGCAGTTCTTTCCATCGCTTAGAGTTCAACAGCTTCTGGTATCTTGGGTCTCTGCTCATATCACCATTTACACTTTGTGATGGTGCATTTGTTCAAACACAATCGGATTCCCGAAGAGGTCAATCATCGATGGCTGTTCATTGTCGTGAGCTAACCTTGCCGAATATTTTGTCCCTGTTATCATCCGGCACAGTTTCCTTTCAAGTCGGCGTTCTTCGATGATCATTTGTCGAACGCTTTTTTCTTTTAATCTTGGCATACGCTTACCATTCTATCCCATGAGGTCGCCACGGCAAGCTTTCCAGATACGCCAGCGTCTCTTCCGCTTGCCGTTGTTCCTCTTCGGTCCGTTCACGTTTCGGTTCCTCATGTGGGAACTTGTAATGCTCTTCGTCAATCATCTTGCACCTCGCTTTCCGTTGGTGGTATGAAGTCCGTCTGACGGTGTTCGCCCTCCCAGTCGTCGAAATTGAATCGCTGGTCAGTGGCCACGCTGTCGGGTGTGCGGTGTTGCAATCCCTTGGTCTTCTGACCATAGGCTACCGCCTTTCCGTTATCCATGCGGGCCGCGTCTTCGAACTCCTGGCGCAGTTCACCATTCAGGTGCATGATGACCTCGGCATCGGCCAACATGTTGATGACCTCGCTCACTCGCCCACATCCCAGGATGATGCGGGCACGGTACAGCTTCATGTACAACTCCGGCATACAGATATTGAATATCCGCTCAAAGATGTCCATCACGTTCTCTGTCTGCGTCCACTTGTCGAAGAATGGCTTGTTGACCATCGTCGCCCTGAAGCCTTTCTTCTCTCCGTCAGCATCCTGGAAGATGTACACTGCTTGCGCCACCTCTTTGTTGACTGTCGGGTCTGCCAGGTTCAGCGCGTCAGCCCAACCCGTCATGTGCTCGAAGACGGCCATCGCCCGCTCTATCTCTTCGCTGAGGTTGTGCTGGTCGTCCATGTAGCGGATGATGGTATCGCACACCATCTGGATGAGCGTGTAGATGCTCATGTTCTTCTTCTGGGCAATCCGCGTCAGCCGCTCGATGGAATATTTTGACAGCTTCGATGATACGTTTTTATACTTTTCGTCGTTCATTGTTTGTCTTGTTAAAGTTATATCGTTGTCTCAGAATCTCGCGCCACATTCTGACGCGAGGGTCTGCCATTTCGATGGGATCAAGGAATGGCTCGTCGGTGTTCCAGACTTCAGTGATGATGTCGCCTATCCTGACAGGCTCGTGGGCAGGGGTCGCGCCGCTTTGGTCGGAGGCCGTAGCACTTGTTTCGGTCGCGCCCTGCCCGTCGCCCGTTGTCTGTCTTGGCTTGTCGCCCGTGGTCATCATGCGGATGGCAATGTCGGCCACGTCAGCCTTGTCACCGTCTTCCTCCGTCCAACAGGTATCGAAGAAGTGCGTATATACTCGGCAATGGTCGTAGCCCAGCTTGTCGGCCACCTCCTGCCATGCCTCGCGACCGTCCTTGTCGGGCCACAGCCAGATGGTGCGCTCTTGGTCTATCAACGGCTGGAGGCTGTCGAGTTGCAAGAATTTTAGACCTCCGCACGCCAGCCATATCTGACTGTCATGGTTTCCGTAGTAGTTGGCCATGACGAGGGCGGTCTTCTCCGACTCCACGATATTGATGACCGCCTTCGGGTATCGGTTCAGCAGGTGCGAGCCAAACAACGGCTTGATGATCTCGTGCTTGTCGGGTTCCAGCTGTTGTCGACATCCGTCTTGGTTGTATATCCAGCCAGGGTGCGCCTCTTTGTCACGGTGGCCGTTGGATAGGTACTTCATCAGCTTGGCGGCGCGAGGAATGCCCGTGTGGTCAATCTGCCAGAACACCACGCGCCCATCCTTCCAACCGCCAACGCAGTACATCCACAAGGTCTGTTGCAACCGTGCCCGCTGCTCGTCGTCCCACGGCAGGTGCATCAGCCAATAGATGAACAGCGTGTTGTCGCCTCCTATCTCCATTGTCCGCTTCACGTAAGCCCTCGGTATCTCCAGCACCGGCAGCGGTGCGGGTTTCGGTCGTGGTGGCGGTGGGGTGTAGTTCAGCGGTATGTCATCGACTGGCTCATTGTACTTCTTACCCAGCCATCGGATAGCATCGGGGAATGACAGCCGCTCGTGCTCCATGAGAAACTGAACGGGACCGCCTTTCTTGTCGCACACAAAACAGCGGTAGGTGTTGCCGTGTCTGTTTTCGGGGATGCTCGACGGTCTGACGATGAAGTTGCCATCGTGCTTATCGTCGTGGAACGGGCACAAGCCGGTGAGGTTCACACCCGCCTTGCGGAGATCCACGCCGCAGTCTTCCACGACATCCTCAATCTTCGCGCGGTCAATGACTCGCTTTACTACTTCGTCTGGTATCTTTGGCATAGGTCGAAAAAGGCGTATAGTATAAAGGGTGTCAATCGATATAGTATAAAGGGTGACAAGCGATATAGTATAAAGGGTGGTTATCGGCTTAGTATCGGCCTTCTGGAGTCGATTATCTGTAAAACCAATAACGTGCGTGTGCGTGTGCGTCACGCGCGTCGCCCGCGTGCCGCTTGCATCCCTCCACACCCCATCCCCCTATATATATAGGGGGTGGGGGTGTGGGGTGCGAGGGGCTATGCGGAGGGATGTGTCATTTTGACTCGTCTTTGTCATAGTCAATATCGTTATCGACATACCATGTGCTGATGCACTTGCCGATGGTCGCCCAGATCAGACGCACGTCCTCTACGCAGCAGGTGTTGAACTCGTCGCCGTTGGTCGTGGTCAGCACGGCTTTCCATTGGCCTGGCTCGTATTCTTCAGCGTCCTCTACTGCGTACCATTGAATATCTCGAACTTGGTCGATAGGAATCATACACCCGTCGATATTCAGCATACGGCTCTTGATGAACACTTCGAGTTTCTTGGAATAATCCTGCTCTTCGTTGTACTCATCCAAATAGCTGCTCCTGCGGTCTTCGCCATAACTGCCGAGGTAGTCCTTTTTCTCGATACCAAGTTTCTTGCGGAGTTCGTAGCGGAAATCCATGCTTTCGATGAACTTCTTCACCTTCGGAATCATATCACGGACGGACTTCTCTTCGTTCTCAATCCATTCCTTCGCCATTTCTTCAGTCTCGAAATAGCGAAGCAAATCCCATCCCGTTCCGTATTCTGAATTTTTGTCGTTCGGGTTTTTCGACATTAACACTTTGCCGTCTTCAATGATGGCGACTCTCTCGATAATCTCAAAATCGCGGGTCACTGCCCACGCTGTCTTCTTCTCAATCATAGTTCCTTTTTGGTTTAATACGGTGCATTATCACTCGTCGGACCCTCGAACGGCAAATCCTGACTGTTGTCCTTCGGCATCTCTTTGAGTCCGTTGTAGTGGTATTTCTTTTTATCGCTCTTATAGATGATGCCGTGCTCGGCGGCAATGTTGATTAGGTCGCCAGCACGTCGCCCGCTGACACTCTTACGCAGATAGCGTTCAAGTTCGGTGTACGTCGCGCCCGCTGATGTCCAGTTAAAGGTCTTCAACCGCTCGTCGGCCTCCTTGATAAAGGCCATTTCCTTGTCGTTGACCACCTTCACGCCATTGTCCTCAATCTCGACTGGCTGTCCCCATCCTCCGGCATTGGTGACGTATTGGAACAACCAGTCGGCTACGTCGCGGCCACGGGCCTTGTTCTGCTTCACGCGGAAGTAGATGTCTGGCAGGTCAGGACGCTGCTCGTTAGGTTTTAGGTCGGCCTGCTTTACCTTGATGACGGTGAATATCTCCGAGACTTTGCGCTGGGTGATACTTCCCAAGGTACCTACCAACTTATCGACCATTGGGTTTTCGTGCAACACCGCCCACAGGCTTGCGTCATAGTGTGTCGCCATCATCATGCACTTGCGGATGATAGGCTGGCACTCCTTTTGGTCGTTGTAGTCTTCCACAATGTCGAGCATACCGTCCAGGAATATGTCGGTAGGTTGCATCTGCCAGATAGCTTTCAGTATCTTGCGCCAGCGGTCCTTGGCCAGCTCCGTGTCACGCAGTCGGAGAATCTTCAGATGCTCCTTAGCGTCTTCCTTGTTGACTCCCGACATCGAGATGACGCGGTTCTTGAATCCGATGGTGTCATCCTCGCCCTGCTCAGTATCAACGTATAGGATGCGCGTAGGCAACTCGTGAAAGTCATCCGAGCCATTCACCTTGTGGCCAACCTTTCGTGCAATGGTATTGCCGAACCTGCCTCCGAGTGTTGCCGCTATCAGTTGCGCCATGAGTCCCGTCTTGCCGTTGCCCGGCTTGCCACTGATGATGTGTATCTCTCCGACGTCAGCGAACGGCACGCCCTCACGCTCCATCGTGTAGCGTGGCGGTCGGTACGGTTTGTCGAAGTCGAGAAAGTCATTGCCAATGTCAACATCAAACCAATCATCACCCTGTAGGAAGTCAGGCTTCCGTGGTTGCGGGTCCATCTCTCCTGGGAGTGGTATCTTGTTTTCTTCGCTCATAGTTCCTTATTTCCTAATATTGCCCGTCGCTCACGCTCAATGCGCTTTCGTTCGCACTCTCTCACTTTGGCCGTGACTTCTGCCTTATGCGCTCGGTAGTAGTCGCGTTGCTTCGCCTGCCGTTCGCTCTGGTGAGCCATATACCGCAGGTGGTCTCTCTCTTGCCGTGTCATGGGTTAAGAATTATGAGTGGTGACCTCCGTAGGCCACCACTCGCAGAAATAATAATCAGAAGGGTAAGTCATCATCGTCACCTCCTCCCTGTGGCTGTGGTTGTGGTTGGAATGCCGGCTGTTGTGTTTGCTGCTGTGGCACAGCAGCCCCTTGCACCAGCACCTCAAACTTATACATCCTTACCTCGTTGATGGTTACCTTGGTTCCGTCCTGACGGTCGAATGTCCGTACCGAATGACTGAATCCGCACTTGCACTTCAGTTCTCCCAGCAGCACGCACTCACCATTCTCTACGACTGCCTTGCCATCGACACCTTTCTTCAGGTACTTTCCAATCTGCGCCATCACGTTGGTGTCGAATGTCTCCAGAAGCACCTTGTCGCTCCATCGCTGGTCCTGACTCTCAAAATACTCAAACACGAAGGGCAGAGCCTTCCACTCACCCCTCTGACTCGTGCCGCTCCTTACGGGTAGCACGCGCTGAATTCTACCTTCAAATTCCATATCTTATTAAATATTAAATTAATCACAACCGTTATTCTCCCAGTGCTCTCTCAGTTTTTCTTCCATTTCCGCCAGACGTTGCTCTTCAGCCACTTTAGCAACGAGAGCATCAGCAGCCTTGTTACGACCTCTCTTAGCCTTTGGCTTAGGCTCTTCCGCTGTGGTCTTCGGCTCCTTTTTCTTCTTTTCAGGCTTTTCAGTTTTCTCGCTTTTGTCTGGCTGGTTGCCGCTCTCGTCTGCTGGTTGTTCATCATCAGGAATCTCGTCGCCAAGTCTGAATTGCAACTTCTTGATAAGCATTAGAGCCTTCGATGATAGCAACTTTTCTGTATCATCTACATCATTTGAACGACGTTGAATTTTGTCAAGCAGTAATTCAGCTTTTGTGGTTGATGCGCTGAATGAACTTTCAATCTTTAATAAAGAAGCCTCCAGGTCGTTGATGCGAAGATTGTATTCATGATATGGCTGAGCAGCCTCCTTATAGCCTTCATTCATCTTCTTAGCAAGCTCCGTTATCTCGTTGATGTTACTCTTCAACTGGTCATGTCGCTCGATAGCGGTGTTCAGGATAGAAATCTGACTGTTCAGATTCTCAATGCGTGAAGCATATTCCGTTTCCAGCCTGTTGATAGTCTGGGTTAACCGCTCCACATCCTTGGCATACTTCTCACCAAGCATCACATCGAAGAGACAATTCAGGATGCTGCCTTTCTCCATGTCCTTGGTCTCACCACTTCCTACACGAGCAAGAAATCCTGCCAGCAGGTCCACCTCGTTGAAATACATAAACTCGCTATCGCCATAGGTCAACGAATAACCATTTGGAAGCGTTGATACTTTGATTTTCTTTAGACTTTTCATAGTTTAATGTTTAAAAGTGAATAATATTAATTGTTCGGATATACGCTCACGACTCCGATAACGTCAGTCTGTAGTATTGGACGCGTTATCTGATGTGCAAAAGGCTCGCCGTTTCGCTTCAGATAAGTGCCGTAGAATTTCAGGGTAGGATATTCAAAGGCAGCAGCCTCGATACGTTCCACACGCATGATGTACCTCTCTGTCTTGATTACATCACCAACATCAGCAGGGCTGTTTTGCATAGCAAATTCCTTCTTTAGCCGGTCAATGCTCTTCATCGCCTGGTGCTCGAATTGACTGCGCAGAGGTTCTGGCTTAATAACCACCTTCTTAGCTTCGAGACATTCCTCGACATATTGGTGATATGCTTTTACTGCTCCGGCATACCGCACATCAATCATGCTCTCAACATCCGCAATCTTCTGTTGTAGTTCCTCGTAACTCATACTCTCTTCTTGTTCAGTATGTCGCTATGGTATAGCGACCATTACTTACCTACAATCCCCATCAGGATGAAGAATGCTACCAGACCGATGTGTGAATACACCACCTCTGCGTTTGTGAAGGTCTCACCGCAGATGGCCGAAAACGTCATGTTTTTCCGAGCCATCCAATTCAAAAATTTCTCTTTCATAGTTCTGTTGTTTTTAAAATGGTTAGTAACTCATCTTGCTTGATGTTTGCTCGCATAGCCTCGTGTCTAATGAATCGAGCAAAATCCTCTCTGATTTCCTTCTCTGATATAGTCATATCTTTATGTATTAAAGGTGTCGTGGCCGGACTTGAACCGGCGACTCAGCCGCTCACGGCCAGCTCTAAACCAACTGAGCTACACGACACACCATATATATATTCCCTCATACAAGCAGCTGGTAGCCACACCAGCCTACGCCATGTGGCGCAGAGCCCATCCGCACTATTGGACTTGCAATCAGGATCGTATTTCAATCGTTCAGTATGTTGCTGTGTCACAGCAACCATTCAGCCTTCAATTCTCACAACTTCCCTCGGACTTGCACTACTACCTATCTGTTCAGTATGTTGCTGTGTCACAGCAACCGTCACGCACCAACTCGTGATGCTTGCAGATTCGGAACTTACCTCGACGCCTCCGGTTGTACTTACGGGTTGGTTACCGTCTATTTCCACTCCATACGTTGTGAGGTCTCTTTCGATGCCGTTTCAGCTCATGGCTTTGCACGATCCCTTGCGGGATTACTCGCCACCACTCTTGCCATTGTGTATTCAGTATATTCAGCCTACTTGCCGGGATTGCACTCCGCACGTCCCTCGGCGTTTGTGGAAGGTGAGGGATTCGAACCCCCGCGCTTTTCAGCTCACGGCCCTATGCCGCTCTTGCCTTTGTCCTCTCAGCCAACCTTCCTGTTCTGTATGTCGCTATGTCATAGCGACTCTCACCAGGACCTCTTGGTCAAGTCTTACTACTCTGCATCTCAGCTTCATAATCTCTCCCGATGCAATCATTCTCTGTATCTTGTGTTTTGGGTAAGCCAAACGCTGTGTGGGATGCTCCACACCCATCTCATCCACCACGATAGCCCTTGCTGGTTGCAGGCATTGCCCGTACCTCTTCAACCAGTCGTGTGTGAACATCCCGAACTGAGCTATCAGTTCCTTCTCTGTCAGCCACACCTCGTCGTACATCTCGCGCTCTTCCTCTATCGCACGACGTACAACAGCCTTTAATTCGTTCAGCTCTTCCCGTGTCATAAACTATGCCAATCTTGTGATAGTTACACTACATCTACCAGTCTCAGGGTCAGGGTCGCCAACGACCGCCTTGAACTCACGCTGATTAGGTGTGCCCAATGTAGCCTTCTTCAGTTGGTTGGCATAACTCTGAGCACTACGGGCGAGGTTCCAACTCGGCAATGTGAACACCTTCTGATCGCCCACATTGAACTTCATCAAGTCCTCTTTTGTCACCTTTTCTTTTACCATAATTATCTTAAATTGTTTTAAAGTTTTGCTTGCTTTCGCACAACGAGGCAAAGAAAATTGTATATTTGCAACCCACTACCTTTGCAAAGTGCCGTGTGCGCTTTTGCTGAAAAGACGCTCAACGTCTGACGGCTATTCTTATGCCCGTTGTGCTACTTGCTTGCTTTCGGGTGCAAAGATAAAAGAAAAACTGATAACTCAGTATAAAAGCCGTATAAATTTAAGAAACATTAAGAAATAATGGTATAATTATGGGCAAAATCGAGAATGACGAACTGAGAAAACTGAAAAATGCCAACTTCATGAAGGCATTCAAACATGTTGCCTTAAAACTCAAAATGAATCAAGGGCAACTCGCAGAAGCCATCGGCAGCAAGTCGGCATACATCAGCAACTTCTCCAAAGGTCTGCGTCCGGTTCCGGAAGAAACCATTGACGCACTCGTTGATATATCCGCCAAGATTCCGAATGGGCAGATATTCCGTGAATTTCTTCTCGGCAACAGTGACATCATGCTGCTGGCAAACGTTACCGATGAAGAAATGATTGCTGCGAAACGCCGTGCAACAGACCCAGACTACGACGTAATGCAAGCACGGCTGAAAGAAAAAGAAAAGCAACTTGATGCAAACATTGCGCAGAACCTGCCATATATTGACCCATCAAGTCAGCAGAACGCATCCATTACGGCCTACGTTCAACTGACCAATCGACTGTCTGATGACCTAAAGAAAAAGGAAATCGAAATGGAAGAGCGGTTAGCAGAAAAAGACGTCCGCATCGCTGAACTCAAAGATACCATTGCCGCCAAAGAAGAAATCATCAAAGCCCGCGATGCACGCATCATTACCTTGGAACGTCAGCTGGCTGCTGCCACCACTGGCGATCTCTCACGCTACCCATTTACTATGGGAGCTGCTGAAGATGAAAAACAACCTAATATATAAGTATATGAGTATCCTATTCCTATTTATTATTGCAGTATGTCTGCTTGCTTACGCTGCTAAAGTTTCGCGCAAAAACAAAGCAGATTCAGTAAATTCGCAAAACACAGAAACGCCAAATCACTTCAACCTGCTTGATGATAATGGTGAACCAGTCCAAGAATCAAAAGTTAATATTGTTATTGGCAGTGGTGATTCTGATGCTCCAGTGCAAGAGTTCCAGTATTTTTGCATCAAAGACAAAGGCTACCATGTCAGCGTGTGGCCAAAGAATCATGACCAATTCGATATAGTCCAGTTCAATATTGCAGGCATGTCTCATTGTGATAATATAGATAACTATTTGGGTGAGTCCGTCGGCATGTTGGTGGCTGAGCCGGACAATCCATACGATGCAAATGCTATCAAAGTGCTCGCCACTGATGGCCACCACGTCGGCTATGTGCCACGCGATATGACAGCAGAAGTCCGTAAAGAATCAGAACTGCCATGCGTTTGCTGGTTCTACATAGGTTGCAACGATGGAACCTACTTCTCAGAATGCTTTATGCTCCGAAAATAACCAAATGTTTCCCCAAAGATATAAAATAATGTTAATGAATTCGCGAGAACCTACCTAAATACAAGCATTCCCCAAAAATCTATTCATTTCCCTCCACTTCCACAATCATAAAAGTTAGGATTCTGGCGGAAATGCTGGAATCCTCAGCATTTAAAAGGGTTTTGAGCGATTGGTTAGAAATGCGATGGAAGTCGAAATGGGTGGATTTTGGTGGATTTTGGGGCAAATGTTTCCCCAAATGTTTCCCCATGTTTACCCCAAAACCATGAAATGGGGAAACAAATGGTAGTTTTTGGGGAAACAAGTGGGGAAACAAACGGATGAAAGTATATAAAATAAAAGAAATGTAGAACATTAAAACTATAAGATTATGATTACGATGTCAATAGTATATGACCACCGTCAACGCACCAAAAAGGGTGAAGAAGGTCCAGTTGAGATTCGTGTGACGGTGAATCGCAAACCTTATTATATTAATACGGGTGTGCGCGTGCCTGCGCATAGGTTTGTAGCAGGCACAATCCGCGATGACAAAGATTCGTCGAATGCTGACGTGCTGAATGAACGTCTGCGCGTCATGACTCACTTGGTGGAACTGGAGGTGAACAAGTGCATGGAAGAACGTCGCCCTATTGATGTGGTTGATATTCGCCGTAGAGTGGGGGATGTTGACGTAGAATCCGGCAATCATGACCTGGAGCCTACCTTAGTGAATTGGATTAAGGAACAGATACCTATGCTGAATGTTTCCAAGGCTACCAAGCAGAAGTATTCGGCTCTTTGCAATCGTCTGACGATGTTTGGAAAGCTGACACGATGGGAACAGCTGAACACGGAGGTTATCTATAACTTCGATGCGTGGCTACATCAACAGGAACGTCCATTGACGCAAACGGAAAAAGAAAATGGTCGTGAGCCACAGAAAGTTGGTGACGCTGGCGTGGACTCATATCATAAGAGCCTGCGGGCTATGCTTAACCGTGCCATGAAAATGGGTAAGATTAACGCAAATCCATACGACCGTCTGCGTGGCGAGTTCAGATGTAAGAAGAATGAAATTATCAACTACCTGACAGAGGATGAAATGCAGAAGATATTAAACATTACACCCGTTCCAGGTTCACAGGTTGCTATGGCTCGCGACCTTTTCATCTTCCAAATGTATACAGGACTTGCTTATTCGGACACGCAACGATTCGATGCCACTAAGTATAAAAAGGTCAATGGAAAATGGAAATATGTTGGTGAGCGCGTGAAGAGTGGTGTGCCTTATGTGTCGATGCTGTTGCCTCCAGTTGTTGAGGTGTTGGAAAAATACGACTGGCATGTCCCTAAGATGAACAACCAGCGATATAACCAGATGCTGAAGGCTATCGGCATGGTGATTGGTGTGGAACGCCTACACTCGCACATGGGACGACACACATTTGGCACCTGGATGCTGGCGAATGGAGCTAAGATAGAGAATGTGTCTCGCATGATGGGTCACACGAACATCACCCAGACGCAGCGGTATGCAAAGGTGCAAGCTAAGGAAGTGTACGATGACTATGACAAGGCAGCTGAGAAACTGGAGAAAAAGAAAAAAGGCTGAGGTTATTTCTCAGCCTTTTCTCTATGTTGTGCGTTGATAGCATCCAGTTCTTTCTGAAAGTTCAAAGCGTCCTCATCAGTTAGCGGAGAGTTTTCGTAGTCATCTTCATTCTTGAATAATTGCGGGAACATGTCTGCAACAGTCTTTCCTTGCGGGTCTCGCATGACGTGTATGGTTGAATATACGACTTCAGCTAACAGTTGATGTTTCAACGTGTCGCGCTTGCGATAGCCTCTGATGATGCGACGGACCTCCCAGAACGTGATGTCGTACAGAAACTCACGCCTGCTGATTCCTATCTCGCCAACGAGCAGTTGGTAGATGTCGTTGGCGGTTAGTCGTTTTTTTCTTCATTGCCTTCAGCGGGTTTGTCTTCTGGCTCATCAGAAGGTACATGGTAGAACTGACTGCGCAATCCGATGATAGTGCCAAGAGCCACACCTATCTCCTGCGGTGTACATTCGTACATCAGTTCCTTGTCGGTAATCGGGCATTCTTCGCCTTTCGACTCGTAGTACGACTGCATAGATGCGATAATGAGGAAGATGGTCTTGCGAATGTCAGGCATCTGCTCGTGCTGAATCTTCTCCACGACCTCCTGACCAAAGTCGAAGATGTCCTCGTCGCTCAGTATTTTATAACTGATTTCTGTGGCATAGTTATAAGCAAGCGTCACTTGCTTGCCACATAATTTAATTTCTTTTGTGATCATTTCTTCTGGGTTTAGGTGGTAAAAAGAAAAACCGCCCGCGCTGCTCGTCAAAGGTATAGCGAGACAGGCGAGCGGCCTTGATAGTGTATTAGTCGTTGCCAACGGTCACTGGGCCGTACATGGTC